AATCAATATTAACTTACATTGACAAAATAGAAGCTTTAAGAGAGAATATTACTGAACCTCTTGCTGTTACTGAATTTGTAAATAAAGTTAGGGAAAAGGTCCAGCATGAAGCCATACAAGCTGTTGTGGATAACAATGGTGGAATGGTAGCTATGGCCACAGGTTCAGGTAAGTCAAGAGTAGCAGTAGAAGTTGCTAAACATTATTTTAACCCTGAACACGATTATCATGCTGCTCTTTTAGTACCAACTGAAAAGCTTAGAGATGAAAATTGGAAAGAAGAGTTTGAAAAATGGGAAGCAAGAAATATTTGGAAACATACTGAAAGACTTTGTTATGCTTCTGCTTCTAAAATTGGAGGTAATGAATATCCTATTGCAATTCTAGATGAAGGTCATAATATTACAGAGTTAGCTTCAGAGTTTTTCTTAGATAACAATGTAAAAAGAACAGTATTACTTACTGCAACACCTCCTAATGACCCTATCAAATTAGATATTCTTAGAAGATTAGGTATTAAACTTGTCTATGAACTTACTTTAGACCAAGCTGTAAGACTAGGATTTGTGGCACCATATAAGATTACTGTTATTACAGTTCCTTTGGATAATGCTACAAAGAATATTCCAGGTGGAAACAAAGCTAATCCTTTTATGACTACTGAATCAGCATGTTATGCTTATTGGAATAAGAGAGTTCAAGCTTGTTTTGGAGACCAAACTCCTCAAGGTAAAGCTAAGATGAAGTTTGCTATTCTAGGTAGAATGCAGTTTATCTACAAGATTCCTTCTAAAACTCAAGTAATTAAGTTTTTACTTGACAAGGTAATTCCTAAAGAGGATAGAACTATCATATTTTGTGGTAATATAGAACAAGCTGAACAAGTTTGTCCTCATACTTATCACTCTAAAACTTCAGACACTGACTATAACTTGTTTAAGTCTGAATTAGTTAATAGATTGTCTTGTGTAAAAGCTGTCAATGAGGGTCATAACTTTCCTGGTGTTGATTCAGGCATCATAGGTCAGTTAAACTCTAAGGAGAAAGACTTGGTACAAAGAATTGGGAGATTGATTAGGTTTAGACCTGGTCATGAAGCACACTTGTACATAGTAGTTTCAGAATCAACTCAAGATGAGAAATGGTTAGAAACTGCTATTGAAAACTTAGATCAATCTAAGGTAGAGTATGTGAGAATTGATAACTTTAAAAAAAGATTTGTATGAGTTTACTAACTTATTATCAGTACTTAGGTAAAGGCAAAATTAGGCCTGTTGACATAGACACAGTTAAGAAATTGACTAATCCTAGTGCTATTTGTACAGTACAACAGCACATGGTTATCAATACTTTTAACAAGACTTTTACTTTGGAAGAAGTAAAAGAAATAGTTGAATTTGTAACATTAAAAATTGAGAAAGATGAACATAAATCCTCAAATTAAAGCAGTACTTGCACAATATGCAATTCCTGTTGAAGATGGGATAGCCTATCTTCTTTCCATATTCTTTAATTGCAGACCTTCATACACTCCCCCTCTTCTAGTTCAAAGAATGAATGTTACTAACATTCTTGGTATTGATTCTAACAGAGAAGTTATTTGGCATATTCCTTTATTTGAGGGAGAAAGCCAAACCAAATGGGATTGGGTTAAGGAATGGAATACAGAATTTGGCAATGTAAATAAGAAAAGAAAAGCTCCAGACAAGGACTGTATCACTAGGATGAAAGCATTTTTTGCTGACAACCCTGATGTGAGAAAAGAAGATGTTATTGGAGCAACTAAGATGTATTTCAGAACTTTAAGTAGTGCTGAATACATTACCTCATCTCATTACTTTATAAGTAAAGGTGTAGGTAGAGACAGAACTTCAGCACTTGAAGGTTGGGTAGAAAAGTATAGAGAAGCTCTTGCTGATACAGCCACCAATGATAGTGTTGACATAACTTCAAGAATGCAATAATGAATTTTAGAGCAGCATTTGAAGCAGGTCAGAAAGGTAGTAATAAAGGCCTTCCTATGGGGGAAGGTTTGAAGACTATCTCACAGGCAATTAATGGAATTCAAAGAGGAAGAATCTACACTGTTGGAGCTGCCCCAAAGGGAGGGAAGTCAACTTTTGTAGATGTAGGCTTTTGTATAGAGCCTGCTGTCTATGTATTGAACCATAATGCCAAAATTAATGCTTCTATTGAAGCAATTGCCACTAGACTAGCAACTACAACTGATCCTGATACTAGGACTACTCTTAATTCCCAATATGAGAACTACAAGAGTCAGTTATTAGATGTTGAGTTTATCTACAACTCCTTTGAGATTGACAGAATAAGTAAAGAGTTTGATTTTGTTGCTCATTTTCTGAACTCAGATTATGGTATCTATTTGATAACTTTACCTTCTGGTAAGTTGTATAAAGGAAAAAATGTTGTATCTTTATCTTCTGCTTTCCTTAAGGGAGAGTTAGAATATGATACTGCAAATCCTGATGCTCCCAAAGAAATAATTAAAGTTTCTGATGATCTAATCTCTAAGATTAAGACTGTCTATAAAGCTAGAATTGTTCCTTTACTTGGAGAGTATAATGACAAGGGAGAGAAAGTTTCTAAAGGGTTAATTAAGTTCTTGGAAATCAAGGACAACCCAACTGGAGTCAGAAATTATCTTTTAAATTATGCCAAAGAAAATGGTGAGTTTTTGTATAGAACTACTGTCAAGGATGGGGTAACCTTTCAGAGAATGATTGGTTATAGACCTAATAATCCTGCTAAGTATGTTATTATCATAACAGACCACTTAAGAAAGCTATTACCTGAAAGAGGGTTTAAGATGAAAGAAACTGTAGATAAATTCTCAGAGTATGCTGTAGAGTTTAGAAACACTTGTAATTTCACATTTGTTCACATTATCCACCTTAATAGAGCAGTTAGTGACATTGGAAGAAGGCAGTATGATGATGATAGACTGTTTCCACAGTCTGATGATATCAAAGAGACAGGTAATTTAAGTGAGGATAGTAACTATATCTTCACTATGTTTAACCCAAATGATGATAAGTTTAATCTTAGCAAACACTTTGGCACTCCAATTAGGAGACCTGATAAATCTCTTTTGTATCCATTTATGAGAACTGTGCATTTAGTTGAATCTAGACATTGTGTTTGTCCTCAACACTTTAGAGTCAACATGTATGGGGACATAAAGAAATTTGAACCTTTAACTATTTAAAGAAAAAGTATGCCTAAAATTTTAGTGCTAGCCCCTAGTGGGTTTGGAAAGTCCACAAGTATTGGACAAATACCTGAATTAGGTATTGTAGGACTAGTTCCTGAAGAAACTTATTTAATATCAGTTACTTCAAAACCTCTTCCTTTTAGAGGAAGTGGTGCAGCATACCCAATAACTACAATGCCTGACTTAAAAACAGGAAGAAGAGTTATTACTGATAATGCAAAAGATATAGAAGCTATATTCTTAAACTTAGTGAATAGTCCATACAAAAACATTGTGTGGGATGATTCAAACTATGTAATGCAGAATTGGTTTATGGCTAATGCTTTGGCAAAGGGTTGGGATGCACCTAAGCAAATTGGTTACTTTATGGGTAAAATCTTTGATGCCATAGAGAAACTAGATGCTGCAGGTAAAAATGTTATCATTTTAGCTCATGGGGACAATGTTCCTGGTGCTGATGGTAGAATCTATATGAAGTACAAAGCTACGGGTAAGATGGTAGATGAGTATTTAACTGTAGAGGGTAAAGTAGATGTTACTCTTATTGGTATTAGTAGGTATGATGCTACAGCTAAGAAAGCTGTAAAAGAATACTTGACCAATGAGAATGAGCAGTATTCTTCAGCTAAATCTCCTATTGGTATGTTTGATCAACAATTTATTCCTAATGATTTAGGGTATGTTGTTGCAAAGATTGCTGAATATTATGGTTAGTTGGTTAGCCTTTTTCCTTGGAGTCATATCTGGCTCTATAATTACTATTGTTGCTTTGGCTTTAGTAAGAGGAAATTGGAGTAAAAAAGACATTGTTGATATAGACCCTGAAATACAGGAAGCTGAAAGACAGTGGAAAGAACAAAGCAAAGGTTATTAATTTTTAATTTTTAAATTCATACATTATGTCACAAGAAGGTGCACAAGTAGAGAATGTTGCAGTTGCAACACAAGAAGTTTTGAGAATCACAATTAGTGATGTTTTAGGGTTATTAGCTGAAGGTAAAAGCAGAAAAGAAATTGCTGAACACTATGGTAGAACTCAGTCTGACATGATCAAAATGGTTTGGGGTCACCCTAAATTGAAGAACAGAAAGGCTAAGAAACAGTACACAGGTATTGAACTTGAGGATGATACAGAAGACATCAATGATGTTGCTGAAGTAACTCCTGAAGTTGTTGCTGAGACTGAAGAAGTAGCTCAAGGTCAACCTGAAGCTGTACAAGCTTTTGCAGAAACAGTTACTGAATCTGAAGCTGTACCTACAACTCCAGACACATCAGACTGGAACTAAAAGATTGTTTAATTATTAAAAAAGACTAGATATGTCACAAGTTCAAGGATACGGATTCGTATCAGATTCAGATGAATCATTAAAAACTAAAGGTGGAGCCAAATTTGGTGGTAACTTTGGAGTAGCAACTTTAGCAAAATTTGCTTACAGTCCTAATGTAGCTAAAGATGGTCAAGAGCCAAGAGAAGCTATTGAGATTGAAGTGAAAGTTGGAGAGAGAAGCTACAAAGAATGGGTTAATCCTGTAAGTAGAGTTGTTGATAAAAACAATGCTGAAATTACAGATAAAGCTTCTGCTGAATACATTGCTGGCTTCAATGCTTTGATGGTTCAACAAAATGCTACTGTTACTCATTACTTGAAATCAGTAGGTGTAACAGAAGAAAGCTTAAGAGCTGCATTTGCAACTCCTGTATTAAGCTTTGCTGATTATGCAGCTAGAGTTTGTTCTTTGTTACCTATTGGGTACAACAGCAAACCTCTTGATTTGTTCTTAGAGTTCCAATGGAATTTTGGTAAAAAGCAAGATGGTGGTCTTAATGATAAGACTTATCCAACTTTGCCTAAGAACATGAAAGGTGGTTACTTCATCACTCCTGCTCATCCTGGTGTTTGGGTAGAAGAAAGAGGAGAAGATCAATCTCTTTGTTACAAAAACTCTAATGGACAAAAGCACCCTTTTGAAAGAGATGCTAACTTCATGACAGGTAACAAAGGTACTCAACAAGTTCTAGGTCAAACTGCTGGTGCTGCTGGTGCTATGGCTGCTCCTGCTGTTGCAGGAAACCCTGGGGGAACCTGGTAATTAATTAAAATTTAACCTCTTTTATATGAGCAACTATCAATATAATTCAGATAACTTAAATAGAAGAGGTTTTATTAGTAAGGAGAGCATTCTAGATTTAGTCACACAGGAGGAGGTATTTCAATTAGTGTTCAACTTTATACCCCAAGAGTTTGATTATGTAGTGTCTCCACTGAGATATGATAGGACTCCAGGTTGTTGGTTTAGTTACCATACAAATGGAGTTCTTTATTTTATTGATTTTGCCCACACTAGAACCCATAGTGATTGCTTTAATATAGTGCAAGATTTTTTCAAATTCCCTAATTTTTACTTGACT